CAGGTCCGGTCGGCGTCGCAACGGCCGGACTTCTGCTCGCCGAGGGTGCGTTCTCGCGCTTCGTGTTGGCGCCGCAGATCGAGAACAAGACGGGCCAGGAAGCCGCGCGCGCGGTCGGCACGGCAAGCCTGTTCGCCGCGACCTCGATCGTCGGCGCCCGCATGCTTCAGAACGCGATGCCGAAGTCTTTGCCAGCCGCGGCACCCGTCGCCACGATCGAAACTGCCAGGAACGTCGTCAACCGTGCCGCTCCCGGTGCAATTCCTCTATCTGCTGCGCAGAAGCTGGCCGCGTCGGCTGGATCTCTGCTCAAGCTCGCGAGCCGCGCTGCGCCTGCCGTGACGCTTGCGGTCGCGGCTACCGCAGCCGTCGCCTCTCTGATGCCTTCGAACGCCGTCGCCAAGCCGACGCCGGCGCCTAATCCGACGACGGAAGGCGGCTCGAGCGCCGATCTTGCGCGCCAGGCGGCTGCTCGCACAGCAGCCGACATGAGCGTGCAGCAGACCGTCACGGCGGCAGCGGCGCAGCCCGCGCCGATTGCCTCCGATGGCCGTGTCGACCCATACCGCCGCGTACAGAACGGCCAGGTGATCAACGTCAGTGGATACCAGCGCGTCCCCTGAGACGGTCGAGCAGCCGCATTCGCGCCGGATCGAGCGCGACGGCTGGCACCTCGGCCTCGAGCTGCCGCCGAAGCAGACGGTAAGCCAGTGGGCCGATGCGAAACGCTACATTGCCGCCGGCACGGGCCCGGAGGCTGGCCGCTGGCGCACCGACCGCACGCCTTACTTGCGCGGCCCGATGGACGCGCTCGCCGACGCCGACATCGAGACCGTCGTGCTGATGATGTCGAGCCAGGTCGGCAAAACAGAGGTGCTGATCAACGCGGCTTGCTACTTCATCGACCAGGATCCGAGCCCGCAGATGCTCGTCCTGCCGTCGCTGGAGCTGGCCGACAGCTTCTCGACCAAGCGGTTCACGCCGACGATCGAGGCCTCGCCGTCGCTGCTCGACCGGATCGGGCCGCAGTCGCAGCGCACGACTTCGAACACGATTCGCGAGAAATCATACCCCGGCGGCGACATCGTGTTCGCCGGTGCCAACTCGCCATCGAGCCTCGCCTCGCGCCCACGCCGCGTGGTGATGCTCGACGAAATCGACAAGTACAAGGCCAACATCGGCGACGACGGCGACCCGATCCGGCAGGCGTTCCAGCGCACCCAGAACTTCTGGAATCGCAAGCGCCTGCTCGCCTCGACGCCTACGCTCGAGGGCCTGAGCGTCATCGACGCTTGGTTCAAGCGCTCAGATCAGCGCCAGTTCGAGTGTCCGTGCCACGCCTGCGGCTCGTTTCAGGCGCTCGAGTGGGAGCAGGTCAAGTGGCAGCGCGGCAAGCCGGATACGGCTCGCTACGTTTGCGAGCACTGCGAGGCGGAGTGGGACCAGCGGCAGGTCTACCTCGCCGTCCGCCACGGCCATTGGGTCGCGCAGGCGCCTTACACCGGCGTCGCAGGGTTCCGCTGCTGGGCAATCTACAGCCCGTGGGTCGGGATGGCCGATCTCGCGGCCGAGTGGGAGGATGCCGAGGGCAAGCCGACCGAGGAGCAGACGTTCGTCAACCTCAAGCTCGGCCGCCCCTACAACCCGACGCGCGGCGCGAAAACAACGCCGGAAGCGCTGTTCGCGCGGCGCGAGGACTATGGTCCGACCGCCAACGGCGGATACCGCAACCTGCCGGCTGGCGTGCTGCTGGTGACGGCTCATGTCGACGTCCAGCACGATCGCTGGGAGTGCCAATACATCGGCCACGGCATCGACGACGAGCGATGGGTGCTCGACTATCGCGTGTTCTATGCCGACACGCATGATCAGAGCCAGTGGGCGCTGATGGACGCGCACCTGCTGGCGCGGACGTTCCCGCATCCGAGCGGGCGGGATTTGCAGATCGAGGCTGTCGCGGTCGATGCCGGCGACCAGCAGCAGCGGGTGCTCGAGTTCGTGCGCGAATCGCGGATGGCGTTCAAGCCGTACTACGCGGTGCGCGGCGTCGGCGGCGAGGGACGGCCGCTGTTTCGCGAGTCCGAGCAGAAGTTCAAGCTCGGCTCCAGGCTTCACCTGTCCGGCGTCGACGACGGCAAGCGGATGGTGTTCGCGGACGTGGCCGCTGGCCCTAGCGAGGAGCATCCGCAGGCACGGGTTCGGGTTCATTTCCCGAACCACCTCGAGATCGACTATTTCCGCGGCCTGATCGCCTCGGAAAAGCTGAAGGTTGAGTTCGTCGGCGGCTGGCCGAAGCGCAAGTGGGTGCCGGTGACCGGGGTGAGAAACGAGCCGCTGGACACGTTCGTCGGCGCCGTGGCCGTCCGCTACGCGCTGAGCGTCGATTTCCAGGCCCGCGCGGCCTCGATGAAGCCTGACTTCAAGCCGACGAGCTTCGCCGGCATCGCCAACTTGTTCAAGAAGGGGTGAGGAGATGGCTGAGCGATCGACGGCGGCTAGAGTTTTCGATGGCGTTCAAGGGGCTGCAGCGCTGGCAGCCGCGGCGACAATTGGCCGGGGAGATGGGAAATTCGGTCGCTTTGTTCTGAAGCCGACGCTCGCCACTTTAGGAACGGCGCTTCTTGGTTCTGCGCTTCTTCGCCCGTCCTCCGCCAAAGCCGAAGGCGCGAAGCCTGAGCCGGCACCGACTCCGGCTCCAGCTCAGCGGACACCAGAGCTGGGCGTCAATCAGGGCACGCCGCTCGAGATTGGCGGGTTGATCACGGCGGCTGCTGGTGCTGTCGCTGGCGGTGTTGGGGTATCGAAGCTGACGCAACCATATGCTCCGCCTGCCGTGAAAGCGGCAGGTCGCGTTCTCACCGCGATCGGAATTCCGACCATGTTTGCTGGCGTTGCTGGGTATGTCGCTGGCAATGTCAAAGCGACGACGCCGGCACCATCCGGCTCCGCCGATCTCGCCCGCCAGGCGGCGGCGCGCACCGCGGCCGACATGGGAGCGACGCAGGTGCTCGGCACGTTCAGCGGCGGCGCCGCGCCAGGCTCCGGCGGTGCCGAGCCGGCCCGCAAGGGCCGCGTCGATGCCTACACGCGGATGCAGAACGGCCAGATGGTGCAGGTCTCCGGCTACCAGCTTCCGCGCTGACTCTTTCTTGGGCTCAGGCGCGCAAGCGCGCTATGCCAGTTTCAGTGAGAAAACATGCCCGCACCAGTCTGCGCCGACGAGCTCGCCAAGCTCTACACCGCGATCATGGACCTGCAGACCGGCAAGTCGGTGACCTCGATCGGCTTCGGCGAGCGCAACGTCAGCTACGGGACGCGCGATCTGCCGTCGCTGCTGCAGCTCTACAACGTGTTCCACCGCCAGTGCGGCGAGGCTCAGGGCTACCCCGACCTAGCCAGCTCGACCGAGCGCGGCCGACCGGCCAGATTCTCGCTGTTCTAGTCGCTCAGGCCCGCAAGCGGGCTGCTCTCTTTTGAACGCTCAGGCGGGCCGTCCGCTACGCGAGGCAAAGCAAAGCATGTCAACCGATCTCGTTCCCGCGCGCGACAGCTACGCCGCGGAATACGAGCGCGCGATGATGGGCCTGCTCATCGAGCAGTCCGGCGGCGGCGACTCTGGCTATCGCGACGCGGAAACGCGCGGCACCGGCGAGATCTCGCTGTGGCCGGCCCGGAACGTCTCGGCCGACGCCACCATCATCCGCGACGGGCCGACGCTGAGGGCTCGCGCGCGCGATCTCGTTCGCAACAACCCGATCGCGAAAAACGCGGTCAGGATGGAGCGCGACGCCGTCTCCGGCTCAGGGCTCAAGCTCAGCCCGCACATGGACTGGCGCACGCTCGGCCTCGACATCGAGGCGGCGGAGGAGTGGCACGACCACGTGATCCGCATGTGGGAGGCTTACGCCGAGAGCGACGAGTGCGCCGCTGACGCGCGCCGAATGCAGACATTCTCGCAGCTCTTCATGCTGGTCGACCGCGAGGACTTCACTGCCGGCGAGTCGCTTGCTGTTCTCACCATGAAGCCGAGCGCGATCGGCTATCAGACCTGCCTCAACATCATCGACGTCGACCGGCTGTCAAACCCGGACGGCTCGTTCGATACCGAGACGATGCGGGCCGGCATCGAGCGCGACCTGCACGGTGAGCCGATCGCCTACCACATCCGCCAGGCGCACCCGGCCGACGTGGCGATGAACCTGTTGCCATACAAGTGGGAGCGCGTCGAGCGCCGCACCCGCTGGGGCCGGCCGATCGTTTTGCACACCTATGAGCACGAGCGCGCCGAGCAAAGCCGGGGCGTGTCGCAGTTCGCGAGCGCCATCGTCGGCTTCAGGATGCTGCAGCGATACGAGGATACGGAGCTCCAGAGCGCAATCGCTCAGGCTGCGATCGCAGCGGTGATCAAAACCGACCTCGATTGGGGTGCGGCGATGAATGTGCTCGGCGCTCAGGCCAAGGGCCAGGGCATCAGCGCCGGCAATCCGATCTCGGATGCGATGGCCGCGCACATGACCAATGCGGCCGAGTACGCCAAGAGCCGCGAGCTGCGGTTCCAGGGAGTCGAGATTCCGCACCTGCTGCCGAACGAGTCGATCGATGTCGTGCGGCCCTCGCACCCGAACTCGAATTTTCCGGACTTCGAGAACGCCTTCATCCGGCATCTGGCCGCTGGCCTGGGCGTCGAGGCGCACGAGCTGGGCAAGAACTACCGCGAGGTCAACTACTCGAGCGCGCGCGCCGCGCTGGAGGCCGTGTGGCGCACCTACAAGACCCGCCGCAACCGCCTGATCAACCAATTCGCGCGGCCGTTCTACGGCGCCTGGCTCGAGGAGGCGGTGTGGCTCGGAACTGTGCCTCTTCCGAAGGGCGTGACCAACTTCCACGCCGCCAAGCCATATCTGGTCGGCTCGACCACGTTCATCGCGTGGGGCAAGCCCATGATCGACCCGCTGAAGGAACGGCAGGCGCAGATGACGGGCCTGCAGAACGGGCTCGACACCTACGAGTCGATCCACGCCGAGCACGGCCGCAACTGGCGCGACGTCGCCGAGCAGATCGTCTACGAGCGCGCCCGCATGGCCAAGTACGGCCTCGCGCACCCGATGGACATGATGATGCTGCCTGCGCCCGCCGCCGACGCCAGCGGCGATCCTGATGCCGCCGACGACGCCGAGAACGCCAAGAACGGCCGCGGCGATAGGAAGAAGACGCCGGCGAGGGACGAGGCTGCATGAGAGACCTGATCAACATCGCCGACCGCATCCTTGGCCGCCCGCTGTTGGCGCTGCCGGAGAAGGTCGAGACGCTGCTCGACGTGCTCGGCCCCCGCATCGGCATGCCGCTGCGCCTCGACGTGATCGAGCACATGGACCTGCTCGAGCAGGCAGATACGCTGCCGACCGCTGGCTACTATGCCTCCCGTTTCGCCGGCCAGCGCGCAGACCATGGGAAGTATCGTGTCACGTCGGACGGAATCGCGATCATCCCGATTCTCGGCACGCTCGTGAACCGCGGCGCCTGGATCGGCGCTCAGTCAGGCCTCACCTCATACGAGGGTATCGCTGAGCAGCTCCGCACGGTGGAGCGCGACAGCGCGGTGCGTGCGGTCGTGCTCGACATGGACACGCCAGGCGGCGAGGCGGCCGGAGCGTTCGAGATCCCTGGAATGATCCGCGCGATCAGGGCTAAGAAGCCTGTCGTCGCCATGGTCAATGACATGGCGGCCTCGGCCGGCTACGCGATCGCGAGCGCGGCGAGCAAGATCTACGTCACGCAGACCGGCCTCGTGGGCTCGATCGGCGTCGTGCTCGTGCACTTCGACCGCTCCAAGCAGCTCGAGATGGCCGGCATCGTTCCGACCATCATCCACGCGGGCTCAAAGAAGGCCGACGGCAACCCCTACGGGCCTCTGCCGGCGGCGGTGCGCGAGCGGCTCAAAGCCGAGGTCGAGGGGCTGCGCGAGCTGTTCATCGATACGGTCGCGGAGGGCCGTCCAGGGCTCAAGAAATCCGACATCAAGGCGACCGAGTCTCGCCGACGGCATCGCTACCTTCGATCAAGTCTTGTCGATACTGCGTAACGGCTCGCCGGCATCAGTCGCCGCGCCGCTTCAGGCAACCACCCAGGAGACAACCCCAATGGCAGAGACGACCACCGCTGCGGCCCCCGCGCAGCCGGATACCGCTGCCCTCGAAGCGGCTGCCGCGCGCGGTCGGGCCGAGGGAGACAAGGCTGGCCGCCAGGCCGAGCGAGCTCGCATCAAAGGCATCATCTCGGCGCCCGAGGCCGCCGGCCGCGCCGACCTCGCCAATCATCTCGCATTCGACACCGACATGGCCGCTGAATCCGCCGTGAAGGCGCTTGCTGCCGCACCCAAGGCCGACACCAAACCGACGGCCGGCGGTTCTGCCTTCTACGAGGCGATGGCCAACAACGGCGGCAACCCGCAGGTGCGCGGCAACGGAAACCCCGACACGGGCGGCGCTCAGCCGGTATCGTCGTTCGTCGCCGACTCGATGGCGCTGTTCAAGCGCGCCTCCTGAGGCAGACCGCACCCCGCAATCTCGAATCCTAGTCAGAAAGGACGATCCCCATGGGAGTCGCACTGAGAACCACCTCGTTCGCCGAGCCCGCCAACATCTCCGACGTCGTGAAGTACGAGCACGGCACCTACTGCCGCGAGGTGGTGACCATCCTGTCCGGCGCCGGTGTGCTGGCGATCGGCACGCCGCTCGGCAAGGTCGGCGCCGCGGCGGCAACCGCAGCCGCGAAGTCCGGCGGCAACACCGGCAACGGCACGTTCGTGATCGACGGTACTACGCCGACGCTCGCCGGTGCCAAGGTCGGCGTCTACACGCTGCGCTGCATCACCGCCGTGACAAACGGCGGCGTGTTCCGCCTCGAGGATCCAGATGGCGTCGTGCTCGGCGACTTCACGATTCCGGCCGGCCCCGGCAACTCTGTGACGATCTCGGAGCGAATCAAAGGTGTGCTTACGGACGGCAGTACGGACTTCGTTGCCGGCGACGGCTTCGACATCACTGTTGCGGTTGGCTCCGGCAAGTACGTTGGAGTCAACCCGGCCGGCAACGACGGTCGCCAGATCGCCGACGCGCTGCTGCTGCAAGTGGTCGATGCCACATCGGCCGACAAGCAGGCGGTTGTGTTGGTGCGTGGTCCGGCTGAGATCTCAAATCTCGGCATCGTCTGGCCGACCGCCGTCGACGACGCGGCCAAAAAGGCGGCCGTGATCGCCCAACTCGCGGCCAAGGGCATCGTCACCCGCGCCTCGGCGTAATCAACCAACCAAATCCGCGTCAGGCCTCGCCGGCACCGCTGACCAGCGGCGCCGGGCGGCAGCGCTCACCCAACACGGAGACAAACCACCATGCCCGATCTCGTGATCGACGGCCTGACCAACCGCGAATACACGGTCCCCGAGCTCACCGCCGTTATGAACGTGATCCCGAACAACTTCGGGCTCGTCTCGGCGCTCGGCATCTTCGGCGCGCCGATCCCGCTGCCGACGACCACCGTCCGGCTCGAGATCGACAACTGGACGCTGAACCTGCTGCCCGCTACCGAGCGTGGGGGCCCCGGCACCAAGGGCAGCGTCGGCAAGCGCAACGTCAAGATCTTCGAGGTGCCGCAGATCACCCACGAGGACTCTGTCAAGGTCGCCGACGTGCAGAACCTGCGCGCGTTCGGCTCCAACGCGCCGCGGATGCTCGATGACCTCGTGCGCCGCAAGCTGGTGACGATGGTCAACAAGCACGCGATCACGCATGAGTGGTATAGGGTCAACGCGCTGCAGGGCAAGATCCTCGATGCCGACGGCTCGGAGATGATCAACTATTTCACCGAGTTCGGCGTGACACAGCCGGTCGCCTGCTTCTCCGGCGGTGCATTCACGACGGTCTCGGCGAAGCTGCGCGCGATCAAGCGCTACATCGAGCTGAACCTCAAGGGCGAGACGATGAGCGGCGTCGGCTGCCTCGCTTCGCACCAGTTCATGGAGATGCTGTTCGCCGACGCCGAGATCAAGGCGGCCTACAACCAGGCGATGGCGGCACATCAGCTCTTCATTGCTCTCAATCCGACGCTTTCTGATCGCCGCTTCTCGTTCACGGTGCAAGAGATCACCTTCGTCGAGTACAACGGCTCGGCGTCGGCCAAGAACGCTGACGGCACCACGTCGGTTCGCAAGTTCATTCCCGACAACGACGCGCGGTTCTTCCCGCTCGGCACGCAGTCGACCGCGATGCAGTTCGCCGCTCCCGGCGACTTCGTCGAGGCCCACAACATGCCTGGCCAGACGTATTACGCCAAGATGGCCGGCGACAAGTGGGACCGCGAGCGCGAGATCCTCACCCAGTCTAACCTGCTGGTGATGTGGAATCGACCGGCGCTGCTGGTGCGTGGAACGACCGGCTCGAGCGGCGACACCATCGGCACCGGCATCTGATAGCCGGGGCCTGAAACCGCCCCCGCCCTCCGTGGGCGGGGGTTCTGACGAAGGGGTAACTTCGATGCGCGTGCAGATGACACGGGAGTGGGCGGGCCCGCGAGACCCGTTCGGAAACTACACCGTATATCCTAACGGTCACGTCGGTGACATCGAGCCGGACATGGGGCTCTACCTCGTCGCTGTCGGCTACGCCAAGCCTGTCGATCCGATCGGCGACGAGCAAGCCAC